AAAAAATGTTACATTTGAAACAAATACTTCTCAAAAGTTACGAGACGACTTTAGAGACTATATCAGTAATCAAGAACGATTTGAAGTTACTTGGAGTTGTTCCCCAAAACTTAGTGTCAGCGGAGAATCTTGGGAGGACGCTATTAACCCTGATATTGCTAGTGAGTATTTCGGTGTTCATGGTAGTAAACTGTATCTTAAGTTTGTTGTGGCTGACAGTGTTGACGTTGAAGAAGTCAAAAAAGCTGTTGCTGAGTATAGGAGCGCCGGGATCGACTGTCCGGTATATCTTATGCCGCTTGGAGGACGTAGTGAGGAATATACCCTCAACGTTAAGGAAGTTGCCGAGCTTTGCATGGCGCAAGGTTGGAGATTCACCCCAAGACTACACATCGACTTATTCGGCAATGCATGGGGGACTTAGTCCACATGAAGTTGATGAATTTAAAAATAAACAAAACAAACCCGTTAGCAATGTTAACTTGGAAAAACGGGTAAGGGAGGCAGGACTATGAATTGGAATAAAATAAAAACAGCATTAGGCGTACAACCTAAAATTACAGAAACTAAAGAAAAGGTAAAAACGTCTGAAGAAATTAGACGTGAAACACTTGAAGCAGAAAAAGAACAAGCAACTAAAGATAAAAAGCCTTGGGTTGCTGTACTAGATACACAAATTAATCCGGAAGATATAAAGAACGGGTTCTTTGAGATCGATTGGAATAATGAGTTTATTGAACAATTACTTGATGCAGGTTATAAAGGCGAGTCAAACGAACAAATTGTTGATGCTTGGTTCCAGAGTTTAATTAGACAAATGCTAACTGAAGAAGGTCAAGATCCAACTACAGCCGCAGGATACATTAATGTTGTACCAATTGACAAAGGTAAGTCAGAAGTATCTTAATGCTTGACAACAGCCAGATCTGGTGCTATAATAGTACTATAATTTACATAAAGGCAAAACTATGTTAGAAATTTTAGGCATTACACTACTTGTTGCGTTCATACAGAATGGCAACATTTTATCAATTTGTATATCGGGGTGTTCATAATATGGCAACTTATATTCTAGTAGATACAGCTAACACGTTCTTTCGTGCAAGGCATGTAGTACGTGGTGACATTGACACTAAAGTAGGCATGGCTATGCATATTACACTTAACAGTGTTAAAAAGGCATGGCAAGACTTTAGCGGCACACATGTTGTATTTTGTTTAGAAGGCCGTAGCTGGCGTAAAGACTTTTACGAACCTTACAAGCGTAATAGACAAGTTGCACGTGATAAGATGACTGTAACTGAAAGTGAAGAAGATACAGTGTTTTGGGAAATCTTTGACGAGTTTAAGAACTTTGTAAGTGATAAGACTAACTGTACTGTTATGCGACACAGACAACTAGAAGCTGATGATCTTATTGCTGGTTGGGTACAAGCACACCCTAACGACAAACATGTTATTATTAGTACTGACGGTGACTTTGCACAACTTATTGCACCTAACGTAACACAATACAGCGGCATACAAGACTTAACTATTACACACGAAGGTTACTTTGATAAGAAAGGTAATCCTGTTATTGACAAGAAAACTAAACTAGAAAAGCCTGCACCTGATCCTGACTTTATGTTGTTTGAAAAGTGTATGCGTGGCGACACTAGTGACAACGTGTTTAGTGCTTACCCTGGTGTACGTAAGAAAGGCACTAAGAACAAAGTAGGTCTTATTGAAGCATATGCTGATAAGCATACTAAAGGCTATAATTGGAATAACATGATGTTACAACGCTGGACTGATCATGAAGGTGTAGAACATCGTGTACTGGATGACTATACTCGTAATGTTGTACTATGCGACTTAACAGCACAACCTACAGAAATACGTTCTATTATAGATGAAACAATTAACGAAGCAACAGATAATCCTAAAGAGATAGCACAAGTTGGTATGCGTCTTATGAAGTTCTGTGCTAAATGGGATATGCAACGTATTGCTGATCAAGCTCAATACTATGCAGAACCTTTACAAGCGAGATATATTAAATGAGCTTAAAAGCAAAAACAATACTAAAAGATAAATTTTGGATCGTCGAAGAAGCAGGCGAAAAATTAGGTACATTAAGTTTTAATGATGAAAAGTTTATGCTTTCCTCAGAAACCGGAGTCATTTTTTATGATTCAAAGAAACAAGTAGAAAAGTTATTAGGTGTTACTATATTTGATAAGGATCAGTCTGTAAAGATTGAAACTACTAAAGAAATTTATGGGTTTCCAACTAGTACAACACCCTACAACGTAATCTATGATGTACATCGTAAGTTTGCATTGTTTACTAAAAGTGTTAAAAGCAAGAGCTTGTATTGTGCAGGATTTTATATTATTCACTTTGATAAAGGTTGGGTAAAGAGTTTTTGCCCTAAGTTAATAACATTAGAACGCTACGACTATAAAGGCCCATTTAAGAACGACCTTACAATGCGACAGGAACTATCAAATGCCAATCAACAAACTTGATCCTATAAACACGTTTCCAGTACAACAGTTTATTCAAACTGTTAAGAGTGCTGACGCTAGTAGAGCTAAAGATGTTAGATTAGATATTGAAAATGCTAAAAGACTTGCATTTACTTTAGGTGAAGTAATGTCTCGACTTAATGGTGATATGGAACTGTTTATTAAAGAGCATGTACAAAACATCGATAATGAGCCCGTAGAGGTTCAATTAGACGGTGGTTCGGAATGGAAATAAGTACGCATTTAACGTAAAAAAGAGATAAATATATACGTAGTTAATTAAGGTACGTATATATGAGTAGACCAAAACCAACTGTATTATTAGAATACACCAACAAAAAAAATTATAGATGTGAGCAGATCTTAGATGCTGAATTTATCTGGGCTGTGTTCTATAAAGAAAAACCATTCAACTTAAAAAGTTCAAATGCTTTAACTAATTACCCTGGACCTAAATATAAGAAAACTAGTTTTTCTAATCCAGGGCATGCACATAACTTAGCTCATAAATTAAATGATCTATTTGGGTGTGACGACTTTAAAGTATATAAGTTACAGTCCGGCGTCATTGTAACCGAATGAACTGGAAAGAAACCTATACCAAAATATTCCTTAAAGAGTTAGGACAAAGTTATAACGAACTGTCTGTTAAGGAGCATATGCCGTTGTGGTGGCACAACACCCGTAATAAAGAAGAAGGCGGACTTAGGCTTACTGAAGCAGGCATGGATCTGTTAACAAAGATTGATTTAGCAACATACGATATACCGTTTCCAGCAGATATGCCATTTACAACACAAGTAATCATATTCTTAGACAAATTTATTGACTGTCCATACTATATAGGTCACAAAGGTATTCAAGTTACGAACCAAAAGAAGGCGGTCGAACTAACTCTTTTCTCAGGTGATATGCGTAAGTATGGACTTAGCAAAGCACTTAATAGACAAAATAAAGACAATAAAAATTAAAAAAATTGCAGAAAAAGGTTGACTTTTAGCGTGTAGAGTGTATACTATATGTATAGTTAGAAATTAAGCACTGATAACTCAAGAGGTAATATAATATGGAAACTGCAATCACTCGAACTGTTTCGCCAAATGGCGCAAAATCTAGCATTGGGCATGCTATTAAAAAGAGACGCCCTATCTTTATTTGGGGACCCCCAGGTATTGGTAAATCAGACATTGTTCACCAGATCGGTGACAACCTAAATGCACACGTCATTGACGTTCGTTTGTCACTTTGGGAACCTACAGACATTAAAGGTATTCCGTACTATAGTGCAAATGACAACACAATGGCATGGGCTAAGCCGGCCGAACTACCAGATGATGAAATGGCTGCACAGCATGAGATGATCATTTTGTTTTTAGACGAAATGAACTCTGCGGCGCCTGCGGTACAAGCGGCGGCTTATCAACTTATTCTTAACCGTAAGGTTGGTACTTACAAGTTACCAGACAATGTTGTAATTATTGCAGCTGGTAACCGTGAAGCAGACAAAGGTGTTACATACAGAATGCCTGCTCCGTTAGCCAACCGTTTTGTTCACTTAGAACTTGCTGTATCATTTGATGATTGGTTCCAGTGGGCTGTTGTTAACAACATACACAAAGATGTTGTAGGTTATTTGACTTTTGCAAAGAAAGACTTGTACGATTTCGATCCTCGTTCACCAAGTCGTTCTTTTGCAACACCTCGTTCATGGTCGTTTGTAAGCGAATTGCTTGAAGACGATCTAGACGATACCACTACCACAGACTTGGTAAGTGGATCAGTAGGAGAAGGCTTGGCTGTCAAGTTTATGGCGCACCGTAAAGTTGCGTCCAAGATGCCTAATCCAACTGATATCCTAGCAGGAAATGTCACTGAGATGACCAGTAAAGAAATCAGTGCTATGTATTCCCTCACTGTGTCATTATGTTATGAGCTACAAGAAGCTGATAAGAAAGGTGATAAAGACTTCGATAAGAAAGTCAACAACTTCCTGCGCTTTTCAATGGATAACTTTGATACTGAATTAGTTGTTATGGGCATTAAGCTCGCACTAACACAGTATTCATTGCCCATTGATCCAGACGCTGTTGAATGCTTTGATGAATTCCATGAACGTTATGGTAAGTACATTAAGGCTGCACAGGGTTCTTAAGCAAAACGATAGGGCGGGTTCGAACCCGCTCTATCACTTTTGTGGTTGACAATTAGAACAGAATCTTGTATAATAGTATTATAAATTAGAAAGGACATAGCACATGAGCGTAGAAGGTAAAAAGCACTGGCAACCAGATCCAGACATTACTCCTCAGCAATTAGAAGATATGCGTGTAGAAGTTTTAGATCGCATTATTGTTGCACGAGTAGGTTTACTACTAAAGCACCCTTTCTTTGGTAATATGGCAACACGTCTTAGAATCCAAGCGGCTGATGATTGGATTCCTACAGCGGCCGTAGATGGTCGTAACTTATACTTTAATACGCAATTCTTTAACGCAATGGACAATAAAGAAATTGAATTTGTTATTGCACACGAAATTTTACATTGTGTATTTGATCACTTAGAACGTAGAACATGGCAAGACCGTAACTTAGACGCTATGCTGTCTAACATTGCACAGGACTACGTTGTAAACAATATTCTTGTACGAGATAGCATTGGCCATAAGCCTAAGCTAGTCGAATGTTATCAAGACTTTAAATACGAAAACTGGACTTCAGAAGAAGTTTATGACGACTTGTTTGAAAAGTATGACGAAGACGAGCTTAAACAATTAGGTGAATTATTAGACGAACACCTTGACTGGACCGAAGGCGATAGTGAAAGCAACAAAGGCGCTAAAGGTAAAGAAGGCAAGGGCGAAGGTCGTCCTACTTATTCTAAAGACGAACTTAAAAAGATACGTGACGAAATAAAAGAGAATATGGTTTCAGCCGCGCAAAGTGCAGGCGCTGGCAATATTCCTAAAGGCGTAGATAGACTAATTAAAGAATTAACTGAACCTAAAATGAACTGGCGTGAACTATTGCGTCAACAAATACAATCAACTATTAAAAGTGATTATACATTTAGTCGTCCGTCACGTAAAGGATGGCATACTGGTGCGATACTTCCAGGTATGAACTTTGCTGAAACAATAGATATTTGTATTGCAATTGACATGAGCGGTTCAATTGGTGATGTACAAGGTAGAGACTTCCTAAGTGAAGTACAAGGTATTATGGACGAGTACAGAGACTACAATATTAAATTGTGGTGTTTTGATACTAAGGTCTATAACGAGTGTGACTTTAGTGCCGACGGTGCTGATAGTTTACTCGACTATGAAATTATGGGTGGTGGCGGAACTGACTTTATGTGTAACTGGACATACATGGAACAAGAAGGTATTACGCCTAAAAAGTTCTTAATGTTTACTGATGGTTATGCATGGGATAGTTGGGGCGATCCTGATTACTGTGATACAGTATTTGTAATACACAGTCATCATGATAAGAACCTACAAGCACCATTTGGAGTAACAGCACATTATGAAACTCAAGAAGCCTAACCCATTAAACTTTTTTGGTGTAAGACAAACTCATCATTGCCCTAGTCATTTTGAAGTATTGTCAATAAATCAAAGATACAACATGCAAAGTGCTGTTGATAAATGGATTTGCGAAAATCTAAAGAATCGATATTATCTTTCGCGTGATTCGGATCATCTTAAAGTAGGTTTTGAAGATCCAAAAGAAGCGAGTTATTTCATGTTGGCTTGTCCACATTTGAAGTACAAATAAATAAAGTACGCATATATATTAATATAGGAGATTATAAATTATGAGCGACGAAACAAACACAGAAGCAACACCTGCTACTGAACAAGCACCCGCACCAGATCTTACTGTACAAGATTTAACAGCAATGAAATCAATCATTGATGTTGCATCTACACGTGGAGCATTTAAGCCCAACGAAATGACTACAGTCGGAACAGTGTATAGTAAATTAGAAGCATTTTTAAACGCTGTACAAGCACAACAAGATGCACAATCAGAAGCTGAAAAGGCTCCAACAGGAGAATAATATGAAACATATTGGAAGACAGATTAACCCAAAAAGACGGGCCGTAGTAGCGTACCGTGTAGTACCAAAAGAATCAGATCAGTGTTTGGTAGTATTTACTGATAGCTTAGAGTCAGATGCACACGATGCATTAATGAACTTAGTTGAAAGTAATGCAGGTCAAACAGCATACGAACTAGCAGAAGCAATGGACAGAGCTGTTTTACCAGATGGTAGAAACATGCTAAGAGCATTTGCTGCTACAGGTAAGTTTGCTAAGATGCCAACTGACAAGATCGAAATGACACCAGATATGAAAAATACTGTAATGCTTTCAGAATTAAATGAAGCAATTGCAAAGCAAAAAGGTGTTACAGTTGAAGCATTAGCATTACAACCAAAAAATGCGCCTGTTGATAAATCAGATGCGTCAATAACAAAGCCTGTTGAAGCTGCACCAGTAGCACCTACATCAACAGACGGTGTATTAAGTGATGACGATTTAGCTAAGTCTTATCGCTCACAAGCAGATAGACTAAGCAAAGAAGCTGCTCAACTAAGGCGCCAAGCGGAAGAACTAGTACCTACGAAGAAAACTAGTAAGAAGTCCGCTCAAAGTGCCTAAGAAAAATAAGTTAAGCAAGCAAGTAATTGACAAATGGCCTGAAGTACTTGGTAATATCGACATCAAAGTCGTTCCTGCTGAGTACATTAAGGCTGTGGAAGTTACGTTTACAGACGGTAAAATATGGGTAATTGAGAACGACCCTACACAATCAATTGGTGATAATGCATTAGCGTTTGAAGAAAGTATGGAAGATCTAATGGACGAGTACGAAGACGTTCTTCAAAGTGTTAATTTTGTAGTTGACATAGAACGTGTAAAAAAAGACATTACTAAGCGTACAAAGATCTTTATGAAGAAAAGGAAATAGACCTTTTGTGATAAATACATATGTAGACTTAAATTTTAGGAGTTAAGATAAAATGGCATTGCGATTAAGAAGAGGCACTGATGCACAAAGACTTACACTTGACGGTGTGAGCATTCCGGTGCCAGCTGAAGGCGAAATAATATATACAACAGATACTAAGAAACTTTATGTAGGTGACGGAACTACAGTAGGTGGTGTTGCAGTAGACGTTGCTAACTCCGATTTAAATATAGATGATTTAAGTGATGTAGATACTACAAGTGCAGGACATATTCCAAATGATGGTGAAGCATTAGTTTGGGATCAAGGCATGAGTCACTGGATGCCAGGCGATGCAACTATACTATCAGATAAATCAATTAATGCACTACAAGATGTAGATACAACATCTAACACTCCTACAGTAGGACAAGTATTAAAATATGACGGTGCTGGCTGGGTAAATGGTACAGATGTATCAGGTGGATTAATTGACGGTGCTACATACCCTATTAACATCACAGGCGATGTAACTGGTAGCGTATTTGGCGATGATAGTACACAAATTGTTGACGGTACTGACGGCACAATTACTACACCAGGAATTACTTTAGATACAATTGCTCCAAATACTGCACTTAGTCCTATTATTTTAAACAACGGCGGTAACAGAGTACCATTACAGATAACTGCGGTTACTACTGGTGCAGGCGGCGGATTTCCTTACACAGATTTCCTTTCTGTTAAGGGTTCAACTACTACTCCAACTTCAGTTTTAGCAGGAGAGATAGTAGGTGGTTGGAAGATATCTGCGTATGATGCTGTTTCTGCAGCAGGAAAAGTTACAGCGTTAATGATTACGGAACTTGCAGCTGATGCTGATATCACTGATGATTTTCCAAAATCTACTGCAAGTCTTATTATTGGTGCAGGTAGTAGTACATTCAATACATACATGTTTGGGTTAGGTGGCGAGTTTAAAGCAGAAGGTGCTATTACTCCTGGTAGATATGCAGATGATGCAGCACGTGATGCAGCTATTCCAACTCCAACAGCAGGCATGATGGTGTTTAACACAACTGGAACTAAGTTCCAAGGATATGACGGATCTGCTTGGGTAAACTTAAACTAATATTACCATTTAGGATATTTACTTAATTCTTCAAAAAACTTATCTGGTTTTTGTATAACAAAACTTTGGTTTTCTAAAGGTTCCAGCGTAACAGCATATAGTTTCCAGTTATTGATCACTACAAATTCGTGTACTGCACTCATTACACCGTATGAAAACCCATTTGATACACCAACCTGAAAGTAGTCATGACCTGAGATGAATCCGCCTGGTTTTATTTTATCTGCAAATGAATTTAGTTCTGCTTTGGTTCTTTCATATGTGTGAGTAGTATCTATATATACCCAATCAAAATACTCGTCATTAAACAAATTTCCTGCTTCTGCGGAGTCCACTTGATGTATTTCTATGTTTTCTTTTTGATCAAATATGCTGTCTACTGATTTTAGTTGATAATCGTATTGAAAAATATCAATGAGATGTAACTTTTGTGGCTGTGTAACCTCGTATATACGTTCTGCAAACCGACCTCTATCAACACCTATCTCTGCTACTACAGCATTTTTTGGCATTTGTTCTAGTAAACTCATACGGTCAAGAATTGCTTTGCAGCCATCTACATGATGCGGTTCAAGAAACCGTAAAGTTTTAATAGAATCAAAAATTCTTTGATCAGTTTTACTGTCAAATAGTTTATCTAAGTATTCGTCAAAAAACTTATCAATATCCTCTATATGACCTATTTTAAAAGATCGAGTTTTTTCTTTAAAAGCATCTATATGCTGATGTAAATCTTTCTTTAAATGTTTTAAAAATTCTTCTGCACTTTCTTGCACAACTTACCTCACTTTACCATCTAGGATGTTTATTTAATTCTTCAAAAAACTTGTCTGGAAAAATTTCCCACACTGTTTGATTAGTGCCTCTATAAAACACATCTTTTATATGTTTCATTTGCCCTGTTTTTTCCATAGCAGGAGCAAATACTCTGTGTACTATTTTTTGGGTACCTGCTTCATTTTCGTTAGAAGTTATAAATGCTCTAGCTCCTTTGGGAAGCCATTCTAAACAAGCAGGAATTAAAAATTGTCCAGTTGCATGTTGATGTGTAACAATCTGATTGCGTGTCCTTAAACTAACTAAAGGTAACTTGTCTGTAAATACACACGTTCTAGCAGCAACTCTAAACGTGTTAGGACCCATAACATCGTCGAATGTATGTGCTGCTACACTTCCTACTGCTGCATTATTATAATACAATATCCAAGTTTGCCATTTAGCTTCTTTGCGAAAACAATCTACCAGCATATGTTGAGATGAATTATTTTCAAACCCGCGGGCAGCAGCATCTTTATAAAAGTCTGTTAAGTCTAAGTCTTTATTCCAAGGAATTATTTTATACATTTAGCTTTCTCTATAAAGTCGTTAGGATAGTTTTTTCTAAAACTTTCCCAACATAGTTGTTCTAATAAGTCTAAAGGTTGAGGAGTATCCCACTCAATGCCTAATGATTCAATATGTTTACGCATTTCTTCTTGGCGTGTACTGTAAATATGACTAGAGTGATCTGCTATACTAATAGGCCCCTCTTGTTCATTATACGCAAAGAAGTAGTTAATACTTTTTAACTTACCGTCTACTACAAAATAACTACTAGGGTGCATACTGTATTTGTAAATACCTAGATTCTTATGTGCTTGAATTATGTCTAGCATCTGTTCTTGCCAATCTGGTAATACGTTATCATAGTTTTCTTGATCGCAACCTGCAAGTTCCCAAAAGTCAGGACCTTGTATTCTTAGATATACTTTTCTCTTTTCTATATCTATATCTATAATTTCTGGAATATATTGCGGATAATTCTGTTGCATGAGTAGCAAGTATTCGACTTCTCTATCAAATTTTTCTTGCATTAGGGTAGCATCAACTACTTGATTTTGGCCACCATGATACTTTTCATCATTGTAATACCATTGACAAAATGTTTTTTCGTCTTTGCTAATTAAACTAGTATAGATTAAATTGTTCCTACAAAGTCCAGCACCTGGCACGTTGTTCCAATAATACTCCATAACATTGCTCCTTACTGATATTTATAGGTAAATATGAGTATATAATTAAAAAGTGAGTACTTAATGAGAAAACTTAAAGATACATTATCAATTTGCGAACAATGTTATCGACATGTACCGGCAACTAGGTTTGAAAGAGATAATCAAATATGGTTAAGTAAGACATGCCCAGAGCACGGATACGTTGAACATCTTGTTGAGCCCGATGCAGAGTTCTATTTAAATTACAACTATCCAAGACATGCATTAGGAAGCTACTTTCTAGAGACAACTAATAAATGCAATCTAGCATGCCCGCATTGTTATCAAGAACCTGATAACAAGTCCATAGATCCAGCAATTTTATCGATATTAGAAAAAATTAAATCCTGGCCCGATGACGGATACCCTGTTGCATTAGTAGGAGCGGAGCCTACTACAAGAAAAGATTTGCCTGAGTTAATAACAGCTATACAATCACTTCCTGGAAAGCCTCGTGGTATTATGATTTTAACCAATGGCGTTAATATGTCAAATCGTAAATATGCTGAAAAGTTTAAAGACTTTAAGAATGTTGCATGGACATTTGGGCTCAACCATCCCGACTATCAAGGTCATACCGTGCGCAAAAAGCAGATGGAAGGTATTAAAAATTGTACCGAAATAGGACTAGCAATTAAAAATGTTAGTTATACATTAGAAGACATGACACAGTTAGAATATTGTTTAGAAGAAATACAAGAATTTGGATTAGATGTATGTAAGCAATATAGAGTACGCTGCGGTGCTGACATTGGACGATTCCCCGGCGGCCCACAAATTTATATGTCTGAATTAGTAAGAGAAACAAAGGTAATAGCTACCAAAAATAACTGGAGTCTTGGGATGGACCACAACGACGGCAACCGAGCTCACTACCCGCTTATTATTAATAATATTGTAGTTAAAATTATACAATGGCCAGATGCTAAAACATTAGACTTATCTGAAGTGCAAACTGAAGCAATTGCTGATATACTTCCAGGTAAGCCGCCAAGTCCGTTAGTGCATCAAGTTATACTAAGAGACCATGCAGTAAACAAAAGAAAACTGCTACCCGACACAATACCAAAGGAATGGATAGATAATTATGGCAAATAGAGGAATTAACGGAATACCGTATTTTGATATGGAAAAGTATCTTGATATGGAAACTTTCGAAAAGTTACAACCAGAAATAATACATGGCTTTGCAACAGCAAGAGAATATGCAAAGGAAGGTACATGGATGGCTCCTGGTTTTACTTTTGAAGATATGAGCTATACGTTAAATTGGAAACCTATCTATCAAGCATTAGAAGAATTTCAATTACTAGCAGATGACAATCCTATTAAGATTGAAGGGATGAAACTTATGCCTTCGGACTTTGGAGATTACAAACAGCGTAACATGTTTACACGTTATTTAAAAATGGCTCTAGGTGCATATGACCCTTACATTTATTATTTCCTTTGGGAAGAAGGGTCTTGGGACGACAGAACAGCAGAACGTAAACTAACAGAAGAAGCGCAACATTTTCCTGAAACAGTAAAATGGACAGAACAATTAATTAAAGACAATATATTTGAACACATCGGTCGTGTTATATTCTTTCATTGCGAAGCAGACGGTGTTCCGTTTGAACACAGAGACCTTGATGCTAAAAACGGAATGAATCAATCGTTTCCACACAATAACGAATTTATACATATTCGTCCTAATACTAAAAAAGCATTTTATTTATGGGACCCCGAAACTAAAAACAAAACATATCTTAATACTAGAGCAGCTTGGTGGAATGATCAAGACTGGCATGGTGGTGAGCGCATTATGGAACAAAGTTATGCATTACGCATTGATGGTAAGTTTACAGAAGAGTTCCGTAAAACTTTGGGCATAGATAAGATGGAAAGTTATTAATGAAATATTTAGGTAATTACGCAGACTGGATACAGCCAGAGTGGATTGACTTTATAAAAGCTAATGATGGCACATGTCGACCAGGAGGTGGCAGAAATCCTGATAGTGAAGAATTTAGAAAAGCAGCAGAACACGGATACGATTTAACACAAACGTATTGGTATATTTACGAGCCGGATACGTTTCCTTTTGACGTTAAGTCACCTATACCGTTAGAAGGTGAATTTTTGTGGTGGTTTATAAAGATGAATCCAGGCGACAAAATGCCTATGCATAAAGACCCACATGCTCTTATAGAAAAAAATAGCAAACGCTACTGGATGGCTTTGCAAGATTATGAACCAGGACATGTGTTTATCTATGAGGATCAACTTGCAACTGGATACAAAAAAGGCGATTTGTTTGTCTACGACGATAGTAAGGCACTACACGGTGCATGTAATATAGGATGGAGCACAAGAATGATTGCATGTTTTAGCTCTTATGATGTACAATGAATTATATAGGTAATTGCGCTGATTGGATTATTGAGAATAACATTATAGAAATGTTAACCAGTAAACAAGGTGAATGCACACCAGTATGGCAACCGGATCGGTGGACCGGAAACGAGACTTTAGAAAAGTTTAAAGAAATGGCAAGGCCTGGATATTCAAAGAATGTGTTTTTCTTTCATCAGCTTAACGCAGGATCACCAGAAATGGAAGGATATGATTTTGTATATCCTGAACTACCAGAAACTAGAAAACATTCGCCGTGGTGGTTTGTAAAGTTATACCCTGGTGAATTTCAAGCAATGCACATTGATCCACACTTAACTGAAGTTGGTAACTTTGTACGTTATACAATGTTTTTACAAGACTGGGAGCCTGGACACATATTTGCGTATGATGATAAAATGTTGTCTAACTATAAAGCAGGTGATTTGTACGAATGGAGCGATCCTGAATGTATACACGGTCCTGCTAACATAGGTTACAATCCAAGACTTACATTACAAATCACATTACACGATTAATATAATTTATTAAAAAACTCTGGGAATGGACAGTCGGGCCAACACTTTGGCAAGTGTATGTTCATTGTAAGATTAAAGAAATTTTTGAGATCGATTACGCCGTCAGTTTCTGATTGGTCAAACCTATAAGATCCTTGGTCTCCAATCATGCCTGCTATTAACTTTTTTTCAATAAAAGAATCATCATGTGGAACAACTGAGTAATAGTCAATAACTTTTATTGCGCCGTCTTTGTTTATAAAGAAACAATGTGGATAGAGTGCTAATTTATAATGTTTACTATTTTTAAATTCTTTTACAACGCTATACAATTGATCTTTCCAATTAGGAAATTCGTCATCTATTGATCTGTTTGGGTCAAATACTATCTGCGATAATGTTTCTGTATTCCATTCTATAAAAACTTTATTATTATCACGATCCACTTTGAGAAGTTTAGGAGTGCAACTTAAATATTGTAACTCTTCTAAAAATCGCACTTCTCTTTCAAAAAAGAAATCAACTATCTCTTGTGTCATACCGGGCTGATGGCCTTGATAATCTTCATTGATACAATAATGTTTACATAAAATATCGTTAGTTGGATTCATTAAGGCTGTATATAACATGTTAGATGATGCTGTTACATGATCAGCTGTTCTTTTGTAATAATATTTCCAATTACTTGTATTCATAACTATACTTATCATACATTTACAAGCGATAAGTATACTTATGGACCACAATAATTTAAAGAGCTGTACGTTTGTTAATGTTTATGATCACAAAGATCTAACAACATCATTAAAAGACAAACAAGGCTCAGATGTTACCACCGATCCAAGTCGTTGGAATTTAGATAATAGCGAATACGGAAAGATACATACTATCTGGAAGGAGGCTAATTTTAATACCAATGCTATGAAGTGGACAAACTATTATCCCAACGAACATTTTCCACAAGAGTTTGTTGATGATGTTGCAGATCATTTAAATTTAAAAGGTGTGCATCGTGCATGGATTAGTAGAGTTGACCCCGGATATTATGCACCTTGGCACTGGGACGTAGATGACCACGAACAAGAATATTTAAAACAGGGCGAAATCAAACGCTACAGTATGTCACTAGGTAATAAAGTTCTTGGACATATTTTTATGCTAGGTCAAGATTATTTGTATAACTGTCCGGCTGGATCATTATTCCATTGGAATAATTATTACGAATGGCATAGCGGCATTAACGCAGGCATGACCCCAAAGTTTATGTTTCACATAATTGGATATTAATTACTAGGTGTATAATTTAATTTTTTATCGATGTAATTTTGCACAAAAGTTTTAAACTTAGGATCGTTAGTATCTGTCTGTGACATGTTTATATCGTAAATATCTTGATATCGTTCTGCTTCTGTTAGCACAAATAATCTATCTGATAAAAACGGATTGCATCCTCTAAGTCCAATAAACCCATCATCTGAATAAAATTCTTTTACTAAATTCTGCGCTTGGTGCCAATCCATAGTATTGTGTTTCCATATAACAATGTCATTGCGAGTGCTGCCTACGCCGCCACCTCGTGGAGTAGTAGACTTAAAGACAACATTTCCGTTAGCATCTTTATATACGTCATACCCTGGATTTTGTTTAGCCTCGATCTTCAACAAGCCGTTGTCTTTAAGTTGTTTAGTAAATCGGCTTTGGTTTGTAAGGCTTTCGTCATAATCGCCAATTTCTAAAATATGGGCGCTGGCGCTTTGTCTATTCCATTTAGTGTTTAACCAATTTAATGAACTATGCCAAGACTCGTGTGTTTCTCCTGGTATACCGCAGATTAATTGTATGTTTGCTCTATATCTCTTAGGAGCATGAATATCCGTATATTCTTGAAATTCCAATAAGCCTTCTTGTATTTGTGTCGGATCCATACCTTTACGTACAAGTTTGCCTGCTTCTCTATTAAAAGTTTCAAGTCCCATACTATGTCCTAGGAACCCTAGTCTAATATAAGTGTCCCAGTGCTCCTTATGTTTAACAACTAAGTCTCCGCGGGCGAAGCCGCATATCCAAGGATTGTATCCTAGTTCGTCTACTGCATCAGCATACTTTTGTAATTTCGAAGGACGATCATTAAATGTTTCGTCCATTACACGCCAATTCTTAATGCCCCACTTCTCGTACCCAGTCTGCATCTGTCGTTTGAATTCTTCTTTACTTACACTAACGTCTTTAGATTGTCCTAACAGAGGAAAATTACAGTAGCTACATTCAAACATACATCCACGAGCAGTTTCGATTTGAGGACATTCATACGGCATTATAAAATCTCGTGTTTCGTAGTCCACAAGGTAGTTGTCTAGCGGTGCCGATGGGTAGTGGTACAATCCTCTAAGAACATTCTTGCTTCCCATAAAAGTAGGATCGGATCTTAGAGGAGCTCCTAATGTGCCTATTAAATGTTTACACAATGCAAGGATGGCATTTTCTCCGTAACTGTCCACCCAATAATCTACATTATCAGCAGGAGTTGTTAACGCATTGTTGCCGCCGACTACTACTGGAATATCAGGATATTCTTTTTTTAACCAAGCAATAAAATCATTTAAGTAAGGGCTCCAAGGATTTAAGAAAGCAGTGCCGAAACAAAACATAACAGTCTTACTTGTAGTTCTACTGCGCACAAATTCTTGTAGTTCTTCTAATTCCCAAAATGCTGTAAAGTCTACTACCTCGGCATCCCAGTCATTCATTCTTAAAAATGTAGCTACACGGTGTGGCCAAAGTGCTCGTTCCCATCTTTTTCCGGTTAACGAAAAGAAAAGTACGTGATTCATTATTTTATTACCTTAAATTTATCAATATTTATATTATCTAATTCATGTATAGCATCAATGTCTAAATTAAATGAAACGCCGTCTTGCAAAATACTAAAATTATTAATTAAGTGCTGTTTGTTTATTTTATTTAACCAAGGACTAATTAAGTCATCAAATTCAAATCTAGGATTTTCACATATTGGCTTAATTGTTACAGTTGTGTAATTTTCTAAAGTTGGATTATTTAAAAGTTTTCTTACAACAAGTTGGGCTCGATCGTACGATCCAAAATTTGCTGCTACATGACGTAGGCCAGTATTCATTTCATACCATTGTCCGTCTGCTACTGTAGGATACATTTTCTCATCGTCTACATTAATTAAAAAAGAATATTGTCCTTTAAGACTTAGATGGTATCTATCATCAATATCAGTATGCGACATATAGGTTGTTCCGTTACCAAGTACAATAATTCTTGCTTCGCCGATATCCAAAGGCAATGTGTTTAAAAGAGTCTCCCAAACTGTGCCTTTAAATTCTTCTTTAATATCCCACGGATCGTAAAAGAAATTGCCAGTTGGTTGATTAATTGTTAGTTTAGATTCTACAGCCGGAACGGAACCCTGTGCTTCATTAAGAAGTGTCGAATCAACAGTATATGGTAATGTATGTAGCATAGTAAATCCTGCCAGTAATATCTATTATAAAATATTTAGTACATAAATATTTGCATGAACTTGTATCTGAACGAACAGTGGAAACGTATAGGAATCAGTCTTAGTGGTGGCGCTGATAGTGCAATACTTGCTTACTTAATTTGTTCTCAAACTAGTGCTGATATACATTTTACTTCACAAATACGTTGCTGGAAAACAAGACCATGGCAAGGGCCTATTGCCGATGGCGTAATTGATTGGTTTAAAAACAGGTTTAATAATAACTTTATAGTACATAAAAATTTGGTGCCACCTGAATTAGAAGAGCCTACTGATTATCTTATCAAAGACGAGTATGGTAAAATGAAATCAGGTAATAGAATTATATTGCGTTCACACAACGAATACATTGCACACCAATACAACTTAGATGCGTTATACGGCGGCGTAAATATGAATCCAGATATAGATATTCCTGGCAAGGTTGCAGAACGAGATGAAGGCCATATTGCTCCGCATTTTGTGCATAATGGAGTTGACATATGTCATCCTTTCGTGTATACTAAAAAGGATTGGATTATACGCCAGTACTATGAAAATAATATTGAAGATTTACTAGATCTTACTCGTAGTTGTGAAGGAGAGTTTGAAGGTTTGAATTATACAACATATACCCCTGGACAAGATGTTCCAATCTGTGGTGAATGTTTTTGGTGCAAGGAACGTCAATGGGGAATAGATAATGTCTAAGAGTTGTACATTTTGTATGCATCCTTTTACAGGACTTGCTACACGAGAAGACGGTGCTATCAAAGTATGTTGCCGTAGTCAACCCATTGGCTGGATACAAAAAGAAACCCTAGAAGAAGCATGGAACAACGATGCTATGAAAGAAGTACGTAGACAAGTACTTAATAGTGAGCGTCCAGACGTATGTAAACCATGCTTTGACCTTGAAGATCAGGGTGTAGAGAGCTTACGACAGCGTCATACAGCAGGAGTAATACCCGAAGCAAGGGTCAACTTATACCCTGATGCACTAGACGCTTTAGACGATGATTATAGCATGCCTTTTGAGTTTCCTACAATGGAAATTAAGCTCAATAACTTGTGCAATTTAAAGTGCCGTATGTGCAATCCCTTGGACAGTACAAGTTGGAAAGACTGGGGACAAGTAACTAAATTTTACGAGAAAGAAGACAACTATCTAATACCGACTGTTAATGCACTAGTAGACACACCCGGACAATATATTGGTCCATTTGATAACTCAGACAATTGGTGGACGTCATTTGAAAAACTACTACCGTTCTTTAGGCGTGTAGAGTTTGCAGGCGGTGAGCCTCTAATGGATCCATACCATTATAAGATACTAGACAAACTTGCAGAGTACGGCGACAACATTGAACTAAAGTACGCTACAAACGGTACTACGCTGGGCATTAAAGGTGGTAGAACAATCCACGACTATTGGCCTAAGTTTAAAAGCATAGCTGTAAACGTGAGCATAGACGGTGTATACGACACGTATGAATACATTAGGGGCAATGGTAAATTTAGTGTAATAGAAGAAAACATCGAAGTGTTTAAGAGCTTTCCTAATGTAAGTCGTGTAGTTGGTGCATTTACTGTACAAGCAAATAACATTATGCAGATAGACAAAGTTATTGACCACTTTATTAACAAAATGGGGATTATATTTTACTCGCACAGAGTAAACTATCCTATGAGTCTAAGTGCGCAAGTGTTGCCGCCTGAACTGAAGACAAAAGTAATAGCACGTTTAGAACAAATGAAAACAGAAGTATTAGAATACCCAATGGTTAAACAGCATAAACTATTAGAAACTGTAACACTACAACAGATACAAGATAATATTAACTTCTTACAAGCAAAGTGCATGCATGAAACACATTGGCAAGACTGTATAGAGTTTAACAAGCGTTTAGATGAGACTCGCGGACAAGACTTCCTTGCATCTAATCCAGAGTTTGCTCCATATGTATAAAGTTATAAGTAAGTGGCCGCATCAAGATAGTATACGGGTTGAGTGGAATATGGGTAAACGCTGTAATTTAGATTGTGGATATTGTCCTGCTGAAATTCATGATAACTTTAGCCCACACACTCCTTTGCAAACATTTAAAGATGCAATAGACAAGTTAGTAGAAATAGGCAAACCTATAAGACTTAGTTTTACAGGCGGTGAGCCTTGTGTGCATCCTAAGATCAAAGAAATATTAGCATACGCCCGAGATAAAGTTGAATGGATTAATGTAACAACAAATGGAACATTGCCTTATACCTTTTATGAAAGTTTGCCAGTAAATCATTATGTATTCAGTATACACTTTGATAACGAAGTAGTCGATAAAGTAATTAGTAATGTCTTAATTTGGGCTCAAGGAAACGAAACTGACGAATTGCCTTTTCAACTTAACATAATGGCACACCATGAATATATGGCCAAGGTAAGATCTGCTACTTCGGTATTTGATGGTCACAGTATTCCGTATGTGATTAGACGTATACGTTGGACAGAAGCCGATAATAGAGATTGGTTTGATGACATGCGTTATGATCCAAAAGATTTAGAGTGGATACTTAATAAAGCATCAACAGTAAAGCCTAATGTTATCATTGATGACACGGAAGAAATACATGCTAATGATGTCATTAAGCACAAACTAAATCAGTTCGAAGGCTGGAAATGTAATGCAGGTATTGAAAGTTTAATGATCAACTGGGACGGCGAAGTTCATCGTGCTACTTGTAGAGTAGGCGGAAGTTTGGGTAATATATACAACGGAACTTTTGAACATCCTAGTCAAGCTATAGTATGTACACGCAAATGGTGTACATGTGCAGCAGATATCCCACTAACTAAGGTAGCAGAATGATTAAAACAACTGCCATTAACTTGCCTAATCCTGAAAAGATGATGATAACATGGGACACAGGAAGACGGTGTAACTATGATTGCACATACTGTGAAATTTCTAGGCACGATACATATAGCTCTTATCATTCTTACGAAGAGTTATTTAAAACCTTTGAATTTATTAAAGAATATACTAAAATATATAACACTGCCGGACAGGAAGTAAATATTGACTTTACTGGGGGTGAGCCTACTGCTAATCCTGCACTTTGGAAATTAGCAAAACACATTAGCGACAACGAACCTAACTTTAGTTGCGGCTTAACAACTAATGGAGTATGGAACCCAAGGCGGACTGAAGAAATTTTAGATCTGTTTCACGGACTAACTGTTAGTTACCATCCAGAAGGCAATGAAAAGTCTAAAGCTCATGTTTTAGAAAATATAAAACGACTAGGCGAATCTAGAATTTGGTTACAGGTTAATGTAATGATGCATGTTGACTACTTTGAAGAAGTACAAGGTGTATGTTACTTACTAAAAGATTTAGGAATTAAACACAAGCCAATACCAATAGGCGACGGGGCCATTGAGCGTAGTGGCTGGTTTAAAGATACTGACGGATCAATGCGTAGAACCAGTCATAGTTACAGCGAAGAACAACAAGAATGGTTTTTTGATTATATCGGACAACCAAAACCTGTAAAGTCTAAAAGCGAAGGATCAGCTGTTGGACGAGGGTGTTGCGGCGGAAGGTGCATGGAAGGTAAAGTTGACAATGAATGGGTTCCAATAACTCATGTCGACAATCATTTCAAAGGTTGGCATTGTTCAGTAAACCGTTATTTTATGCATATTGATCAACATTTAAAATTAGTGTATCATCATCAAACTTGCCAAGCATTACACGGAGGCAAACGTGGACCACTAGGCAGTTTAACAGAGCCTCATAAAATACTAGAGTATGCTAGAACTGCCGTATCCAGCGGTCCTATTATATGTCCAAACGATCGTTGTGGATGTGGAATGTGTGTACCAAAAGCAAAAGAACTGAATGATTATAACTCAATAACTGCATTAAACATTTAGTTTTCGTTTATTGCATACTATTTCTTTAATCATAGTAAATGAGCTAGTTCTGGAAAAACTGTTGCTGCACTTAATCCTCGTATTGCGTCTAGCTTATTTGTATACTCTTTAAACCCAGGCAACATATGACTATTATCTGCTGCGTTCATGTGATTCATTACAGCTTCCCAACGATTCCATCCATAAGGATTATGTTTCCAAAAGTCGTCATCTTGTCTATAGTTTTTCCATAACCAATCTTTAAAGTCCATAAAGCGTTCTTTAACTTCTTGCTTGTCGTGTTCTGGTAGTATTTGTATACTAAGGAAAGTCGGAATATACAGCAAGTGCATGTTAACTAAGCCTCCGCCCATTTGTACGCCGCCTGGCATTGTTCCGTTGTTTAGTTTTTTAAATCCGCTTTCTAGTTTCCACTTCATAAAGTCGGGCAAGTGCTTTACATTGAATATTTGTATTGCTGTTGCCAAACTTGTTTGTATGTTGTCGGGTGTATTGTCTAGCATATGTAAAGTCTTTTCTACAGTATCCCAGTTAGTAGGATAGCGAATGTATTCATCACGTCCGTGACTTGCATCCATACTTACAGCAAACTTAACCTTTTTAAACTTTGACCACATCTCAATTAAGTCTTCGTCTACAAGCAAGCCATTTGAGTTGTAACGCAATAGTATTTTATCTTGATATCCTTGACGAAGTATTTCTTCAATAAACATTTTGTGTTCTTTAATCATTAGAGGTTCGCCTCCAGCAAAGTACACTTGTCTTAGGTTAGGAATTTGAGCATTCATTTCTTCCCAGAATGAATCTTTCTCGTGCCATTTGTTATTAAAGTCTTTACGATCCCATTGCATTTGTCTTTTAACTTCAGGATCTTGTATCACAGGAATAAGTTTTTTATGGTCCGCAACCCACCTACTTGAATCATGTGGGCTACACATTACACACTTAATGTTGCATGTATGTCCTAATCTTAGATCCAAATATTTTAAATCTTCTGGTACTGTGCCGTCTTCTTTTGTTTGACGAATAAGTTCAGGAATATCTACACCATTATCGTCTTGATGCCAGGTGCCTGTTTCCCAAATACGTTTGCTTACAATACCTTGACTTTCTTCTTTAAAACATTTTGTGCAACTTGCAGGAATTTCTCCGTTAAGCATAGTAGTACGCACACTTTTCATGTAGTCGTTATTCCATGCCTCCATGGGAGTCTCTCTACCAAAGTTTGCTGGCTTTCCATTTTCCATTTTAACAAGACCGACTGTGTGATCGCCGCCTGCTCCGCTTGCGTTAGACGAACAACATAAGCGCATATCACCGTTGGGCCTAGTAGCAAAGTGTATCCACGGTAGCACACAAAATGTTTCGGTACCACTTACTTTTGCTATTTCAGCTTGATATTTTTCTAAGTCAGACATTATTTTATTCCTTACTCATAGTTCAGTGTGCTCTATAAACTGATCTTTTGGTTTACTAAGTTTATTTACTCCGCAAGTCCTGGCACATGTAATTAACTTTTCTATACCCCAATACTTGTCCCATACTGTTTGCCAAGCATCGGAATCTATTACTGATTGCACAGTATGCTCTAATGCATTTGTATTTCCTAAATCTTTTATTAAGTCAGCGTACTGTTGTTCAATTTCTAATCTAATAGTTTTTGTAGTATCGTTTGTAGCAGCATAGTTATAAGGAATACTTGCTAAAAAACAACAGGGCATAATCTTCTTATAAGCATCTATATAAATTTCTTTTGTTTGGGCTACATAACAATCAATTTCACTTGCATCTACAATGTCTTTATAATTGTCAATTACGTCTTGTGTAATAAGATTAATTTTACTGCCAGTAGGTGGTTCTAAATACCGTGTTGTATTACCAGCTGCATCATAAACTGGAAACTGTTCAGTAGCAACAAATCTTGCACTATCTTTATAAGTAAATCTAGCAAAGCCATGTGTTTTTGCTAATTCTTCTGCTGCGCCTTGTTGATGTTCATTGTGTTTAAATTTTATGAACGCCCATTCTGCTGTTCCGCCTGCACTAATAAACGCTTTAGCATTTTCTAATACTTTGTTAAAGTCAGTACCTACTCTGTATAGGCTATGAGTGTCAGCTAATCCGTCAATTGCAAAAATAACATTGTGGCCTACTGGCAATGCCTTTGCAAGTTTCTTCCACCAATCTGTACTTCGTGCGCCGCCATTAGTATGTATTCTAACATCTAAATTAGGATTAACATCTCTACTATAACTGCACATATCTATTAGATCGTTATTAATAATAGGATCACCAAAGTTTCCACAAAAGTAAAATCCTTTTAATTGTTGTAATACTTCAGTAGTTAATATTTTCTTAAAATCTGTTATTGTCCAGTCTTGATTTTTAATCAATGGGTTTTCTAAGCCGCCGTGTATATTTCGACTACACATTGGGCAACTAGCCTGGCATCTATTTGTTATTTCAAGATGAATATTTTCTAATTGATTAAATTTAAACATTCTTCTTTTCTTCTTTTATTCCTATAATCATATATCTATAGTATTTAGGCGTTTCTAACTCTCCTTTGTAAAGGACCTGGATGTTAGACATTTTTATAAAATCGTCTACACTAGAGGAACACCTAATATGCTCGTCTAGCTCAAAATAATTATTACTCTGCAATACAATTGTAGCATTATTTGGTTGATTGCTTAGCCACTTGTTGTATTGTTCTTGTGTAATATGCTCGCAACTTGTATTAATAACTACATCAGCATCACTAGTGTGTTCACACATATCCGCTGTTACAGCACTAAATTTGTTGTCATCTAAGTAACGTCTGTTTACAGTGTTTGCTATATCTTCGCACACAGGGTCTATATCAACGCTTGTAATGCGCTGTACAGCAATATTAGAGTTAAAGAGTATACTTGCCAGCACTCCGTTCCACCCACCGTGTATGACGATATTTAACGGTCTAACGGGTACAAATTCTAATAGGTTCTCAGCTAACCATACTTTGCTGTTTACTTGCCCTTTCCAAAAACTTTCAAGTGTACGATATGTATCATCACTATCTCGAATAGCATCCATCCAAAATAATACGTCTTGTATATCAACCTTCATCTTGCCACTCTTTGTTTAACTTTTTTATTTCTTTAAAGACTGTTGAATTTATACCTTGTACATCTAATGTAGAAATTAAGAAATCTAAGTCTTTTGGTAAACACTTTCCGCCAAATCCTTGTTTATTATCAAACCCTGGTACATCTAAATATGATTGTTTTGGCTGTACAGCAAGAAACATATCTTTAACAGCATCATAGTTTGCATCAACACTATTTGCTAGGTCGTAAAATGTGTTAGCAAAAGCAATACGCATTACAGCAAGATTATTTGAAAACATTTTTACAAGCTCTGCTTCTTTTGTAGAGCATGTTACTATATCATAAATGTCATTAAGCCATGTTGGAACTTCACTGTTGCACCCTACAATTAAAGGGCGATTAAGACAATCAGTTTCCCAATGTCTTTCTCGTAAAAATTCTGGCATATATATTACACAAGGTTTGTTTATTCTTTCACATGCACCAATTGGCAATGTACTACGGATTATAACTGTATCTGCTTTTAGTTGTTCTATCTCGCTAATTAATATGTTAACGTCAGTTTGTGTATTAGTAGGAATACATACAAATACTACATCAGCATCGTCTAATATACTTCTATTTGTATTCAAATTAAGGTCATGTATAATTGTGTCGTTAGGTAATCTTAATCCTAACATTGTAGCTTTGCCAACAAAGCCATGACCTAATATTCCAAACTTCATATTTTTCTCTTTGGTAGTTTACTATCTGCACTACTCATACAACTAGGAGTTATACACGGCTTTGGTTGTTTAAATATTTCAAAGCCGCCAGTTGTAGTACCTAGTATGTCATCGTGACAACTATGACTACGTCTTACTTCAGTATCTCGTATTATGATACCTTGATACCCTGCATTACATTCCCATCCTTGAAACTTATTAAAGCCAAATGCATTAAAACGTTCTGCTTGATCTATTTCGTATTCGTTTCCTTTAGCATCGTATAGTGCTACTTGGGCAAGTTGTTCTCCGTAGACTTGCTGAGGGAATCCTTGTCGCAAGATTGTGATCTGGTCTTCAGTGTATCCATGTACCACGTGGGAGGCGGTTGGATCGGACTGGGGCTTGAGAGTGACGTTAATACCTCTGGCGGCAAATCGTTCCAGGCGTTCATAAAGTTCTTCGAACATTTGCGGCACCATAACTTGATTGATTGTAACATATACTCCTCCTTCCATAAGTTGTAAACATGTATCACCGAACTTTTGTTCATCTGCAAACTCTGCATGAAAACTTGCTGTAACACTTCGGCGTTGTAAACTTTTTGTGTTATGTATATACTTATCCCACCAAATAGGTCCTGGTGATAGATTTGTAGTCATA